ATATCCATATAAAGTCATAGTCATTCGACATGGAATCAAGTAATAATACTTCATTTCACCTTCACTGATATCATAATTGCATCTAACTTTTACCCCAATTAACTCTCCGATCTGATTGTGAATCGGTATGACTATACCTTGAGATTCAACATCATACCTGATGTTAAAGAAGTTTTGAGACTCAATAGAAATATTATCTTCAATAAATCTTTTATTTGCCAATGGAACGTATTTATCTAAAACTGATTCATCATATGTACGTATTTGTTGTTCATGTCTTTTCCTAATTTTTTCATAAAAACCACCAAAAATACCATTAGGTTTATCATATAAGTCAAAATCCTGTATGTGCAATATACTCTTAACGGAATAGATTATATCTTTAAAATCAACTGATCGCTGTTCAATGATATATGTAAACAAGTCTTGATTGATATTTCTTGCATAATCATTTACGTACAAATAATCATTTCTTATCAGTCTTATTACAATTGATTTCTTAGAGGAATCTATTGCTCTGCCAAACGAAATATAAGATTGATGGATACGCACATTATAGAAATTAAAATGTTCCAATAATTCCTTTAATGATTCAGGGTTATTAAGTAATTCTTTTTTAATTTCTTGTAACAGTACGATCACCACCAATCTTATTTTTTTATTTTATTTCGCCATGTTTAAATCGCGCCTGTGCAACCTCTCTAAATATCGCATGATCGCCATCATACTTTAAAATATATCCAATACCCGTATCAGAAGAATTATTACCACTTCTACATTTTTCTACAAACAATGCTCTATATACACCGTTTATATCTGGTTTATATTCCTCTTCAATCCATTTATCATTTTCTTTTTTTAATCTAAATGGTCTGCAATAGAATTTATTTTTTTCATCAAGTTCTTCTGTATATAAAGTTCGCATAAGAACAAGGTTTTCAAGCACTTCTTTTATCTGCTTAGAATTACTCAAAACACTACTATCAAGAAAAAGCTTCCCCTTCATATATTCTGCCAACTGAACTGATGCAAGCATAATAATGTTATATTTTTTTGCAAGTTTATCAAATTCTCTACTATCTCTTACTAATGACAAATCCTGCCTCTGTCCTGAAATATCAGACTCTTGAATTTTGAAAGTATCATAAAGAACCGTATCATAGCCATATCGAAGTACATTCTCACGAATTTTCTTTTTTACAACGCTCATATTTGCTTCACTTATAGAGATAAATTTAACTCTTCCTTTATAATTCTCTCTCCAAAATTTTTGAACATCAGTTAATTGCTTACGGTCTTCAAGCTTAATGTCTCCACTCATCATTTTCTTTTTAGTCAACTTAAAATATCTATTACGTTTTCCTAATAACCACACCATAAACTTTATTTTGAATTTTTTTACCGTCTCTTCGTTTGATATAATTAAGATTTTTTTGCCACGATATAATAAAGCCATAATAACAGTTACCCACCATGTAGATTTCCCACAGCTTGAGAACCCGCCAATCATTGAGAAAGTCCCCTCTAAAATTCCATTGATCTGTCTCGACAAAAATGGGAAGCAATTCATTTCTTCACCATTTACGTCATAACCGGCAATATCAAATGGCACACCATTTTCAAGACCTTCTTCACAGCTATTTATAAATTCATCATCAAAATCTATTTCCTCTTCTTCGAGAATTTTGCTTGAATAACCTGTGCCATAAGATGTAATTCTTGCATCCCACCAGTCTTGTACAGAATCAGCATCCATTTTTCTAAATAATTTTAAAAGCACAATTTTCTTTCCATTAATATCAACTGTATGAAGCAAATCAATTCCATCATCCTGCATATGCAGCATAATGTTTTCACGATACAAAATATCTATATACGTGTCAAAATTCTTGTCATTAATAATGTCGATTTGATGTTGTATACTTTCCCATCCACCACACGCATCATATCTTTCAATAACTTCTTCCTTCATATTTGAAAGAATTGTGACCTCATCTAGTGAATAAAACCCCTTTTTTCTTAATTGAGAAAGCATACCAAAATAAAATCTTCCATCATTTGTTATGAAATCGTCTTTTTTTAATTCTAAATCATCCAAAAGAAGCATATCTTTAAACATACAACTAATTACATTTCCTTCGACTTCAATTCTTCCTTTAAGTAGCTCTTTTGGATATTTTTCTGTAATTCCTGAAATAAAATCTATGCTTCTTCACCTACTTCTTTTTCATATTCTGCCAATGTCTTTCTGCTCGGTCTTCTATTAAAATTACACGATGGCATATCTATTTCTACTTCTTTGTTTGTTGGTTCTTTTTTAATAAAATGAAAGTTCTCTAAATTATTTTTAAGTATTGCAGCAAAATATCTTATTTGGGCATATTCATTTTGAAATTGCTTATTTTGCATTACATTACTAAGATAAGTTTTATTTTCTAATAAATATCCATTAATCTTTCCATACTCATATACGGAAGATATTCCATTTATTTCTTTGTATAAAACGGTATTGATAATTGTCCGTCCAAAAATTTCATAAATTAACTTATATGTATCGTCCTTTATTTTCTGGGCTTTTTGTACCATTGCATATTCTTCTATATTACAATAATAATGATTTGATTTTCCATGAACTATTTTATACGCTTCTCTGATATCAATGCTTTTGCCACAGTACTTACATCTTGCTTTATATCCCATTGGTATTCCTTCCCAGATAGCCAAAGTGGTCAATTGACCACTCCGACTTATTTGAATAATTACTTCAATTTGTCATAAATATTCTTTAATGACTCTTCGTCACAATCATTCAGTTTTCCAAACTTAGATATCATTGCTTTTACTTCTGATTTTAGATTTTTATCAGAGCAATTTTTAAACATTATTCTAATTGCCCCGACTAGATCATCAGGATAATCTGATACGATTCCATCAATATCGTTAACATCACTATCAATATCTTCTGTATCTACTACAGGATTATTTTCTTTTTTTGTAGTTGCCTGCGACACCTTAGAAATATTACTAATACTATTATTTTTTGTCCGCCCATTTTTTAAAGCAGTTTCAATCGTATCAATAAAATCCTGTCCCATATTCATTTTGTCAAAAGCAATATATTCTGGGACAGATAAATCCTTTAATCTTCCGCCTGCTTCTACAATCTCATTTCCACGGAAATAAAGTCTTCGCTCTGTTTCTTTAACATATCTTTTTGTATTACCCCCTTCGTCTTTTTCTTCGATTTCTCTATTAATTAGTCCTGTGGCAATAATATCAAAACAATCTGCAATAGCCCCTTCATAATCAGCAATTAACGAAGAGCCTAATCTTTGGAACCCTTCTTCGTCTAAAGAAGCTTTATCTTTAACTGTTTTTAGCTTTGTATGTCCAATCATCCAAGGCATGATCCCAGCATTATATAAATCATTCAGATATTTTTTAACCAACTTGGCACACTCTTTTTCTCCATTCGTATACCCGCCATAAGCTGCTTTAATAGATTTAATTTTTTTATTATTTTCAATAATAGACAGTCTAATAATTTCATTCTCTGCAATACCAAAAAATTCTTCAGCACTGTCAAAACAAACCATCTGAACATCATGTTCATTACCTTTTTCTTTAATTAACCAGTCTTTGACTTCTAATAAATCTTTCCATGTATTTGCATGAGTTGTAAAAATATTATCAATCATATTAGTGCCGTGTTCCATCCCACAAGACACCAACAAACCACTTTCCGGATTCCCAAACTTTGCATTAATCATATCCGCCCATAAACTTGTCTTACCAAATTTACGCACTCCCATAATAAAACCTGTAATCTTATTAATCTCTGTTGCTGATCTCTGTAATGTCGGTTTCTTCATATAAGCATTATCTCCTTTTAAAATTCTAATCTATTCAAATAGAAAGGGCTTTCGCCCAATCTATTCTTATAATTCATCATCGTCGTCATCAAATAAATCTTCCATACCTTCTGGTAATTCTTCTTCAATAGGTTTGATAATCATATCATCATCGCTGTATACGGAATCTAATCTTCCCTTAGTGTAACCTCTGGAAATCTTATTAAACTGATATTCTTGTACTCTATCTCCATATACAGAGCCTCCAAGATCAGCTCTAATATCATCAAGAGTAATAAGACCGCACTCTAAATCTTCTTTCTGTTCATCAGTTAACATATCATCAGTAATTTCTACTCTCTGTGCGCCATTAAGCATATTTACTTCAACGCCAAGCTCCTTATATGTATCGTCATCGACCATAAATTTATGCTTGATTGCTTCTGCTCTTCTCTTTGTCTTATCATCTGCATCATCAGGGACTGCTGGAATTGTAATTGTAACTGGAACAGGGATATTGCCTTTACGATTACGATCGTACTCAAACATATAGCCATTCACATAATATTTACCCTTTTCTTCAACACTCATATCGTCAAAACTGTCTTTGTTATATACAATTTTGATTGTACCAGTTGAATGTTCTTCTGCATCATCATTTGCAAGATAAATTCTCTGAGGGACATAAGACTCATAAACGCGCTGCTTACTATCTGAATAGGAATAATCACCATTACCACGAATAACGAATTTTTTATCAGAATATTTTCCACTATCAATAACTTGCTTGATAAACTCAGCAAAATCCCAGTCTGAAATAAATTCATGTCTTTTCTTACTACTCTTTTTAAGAGCATCATTTACCTCTGATTCATCATTAAGTCCAATTTCTGCAAGTTCTTCGTCAGTAAGACTTGTCCCCTCTTTAATTTTTTCAGCAGCTTTTTCTAATTTATAGCGTCTTCCTGGTTTTTCTAAATCAAATACAAATTTCCTGTATTCAGCAACTTCTGCAATTTTAGGAGATGTGAGTCTGTCCTTAAATGGAATTTTTAATGATTCTCCTTTTACTGTATTGCCATTTTCATCAACAGAATTTTTGCTGTACGTCCATACTTCACCATGTCCATCTTTAAAACTACCAGCGTCTACTGTTAACAAATGTCTATTATCTCCGCAAATTGCATTAAACATGATTCTTCTCTTAACCCAACCGGAATCATATTCAGTCTCACTGTAAGGGTTAAATTTTTCTGTAGTCTTACCAAGACTAATCTTTCCAATCATTTCAAAATTCATTAAATATCATTTCCTCCTTGTGTTTTTAAAATTTTTATTGTAAAATAATAAATAACTAAATATGATAAACAGTCTTTCGACTGGAACATAAAAGTTGCTCTATATAAATTCTATCCGATAAAACAGCTAATTCATACACTTGATATGTGCAAAGGTGTGCTGTTTTCCACCTAAACGGAAATGTTATTAGTGTAATTATTGTTACATCTGTTCCCACACACCATTACCATTTGCTTTATAATTATTATTTTCACATCCAAGCCAGTTTTCTACTGTCTGTGGATAATGATCACAAAATGTACAATCTATTTCTTGCGCATGTGTTTCACAATAATTTATATACTCATCTGGGACATATGCTTCATCAATTAAGAAATTCTTTTCTGACCCATCTTTTAAAAAAATTTGATACTGCCACATGTTATTAACTCCATTTTCTTCTGGGAACTACCACGGAGCTAAAGCTCCATGGCTTCCTAGTCAATATCTC